CATCAACATCTTTGAGTCCATTGATAAGAATACGTGAGAGACCTTTGACATAGCCTTGCTTCCCGGTCTCCTCCAAGTCTTGCAGACTCAAAGGGAGTGAAGTTACAAAGTCCATGATATTCATAGCATCTTTGCATGTTTCATTTAAAAATACTTGCAAGTTAAAGGTTTTATTATTTGAGTTATTGTTGTAGTTAATAGTATTGTTAGTACCGTTTGTTCCGTTTTTGACAATCTCTATAAGTTCTTTATTTTGATTTATTAACATGATTATCAATTCTTTGTCACTAACAGCAGGATTATCGGTTTTAATATCCGTTTCAATTTTAATATCAGGTTTGATGTTTGTTTCTTGACATTTTTGCTTATGATACCATAGTCCGTTTCGTCCTTTGTAATCTTTTCCACATGTATCACATTTAAAATTATGAATTTGGCATGAATTTAGTTCAAAATCATTCAAATTTTTTTTGAACACATGTTTACCTGTTGTTAAATGCTGTTTATAGTTACTAAGTTTACTGCAACTAAAGTCACAATTTTTACATTCAAATATTTTGGCTGTTTTTTTGTTCATTTTGTTCAATATAACTATGAACAGAAAAAAATGCCTAAATACTTTCTTAAAAATTTAAAAATTTTTACATAACAAACTGAAAATTATTTTTTTGGTCATCACACGCTAATTTTACATTTCAGTCACAATTAGTGTTTTTTGCAAAGTATATCGACCCTTTTCAAAAATGGACAAAAAAAATGTCCAAAATCGAAAACCCAAAATACTTTTGGAACCACTTTTTCTTTAATAATATAATAAATTTCCAAAACAGTTTAAAGAAATCTATTTCGCGGATAAAAACGTGCTTTTTTATTTTCAAAAAAAATTGAGACTGAATTACATTTGTAAATAAAATGTAATTAACAAAATGCAAAGAGTAACTAATTTCTATAACAGAGTAAATAATAAACTTCAACCATACATGGAGATGTTTACTCCGTATGTAACCTTAACAAAAAATATTTGTGGTATTTATTTATTATGGGTTGTCGTACATTTTGTGTCGTCACATTTGTATATTCGATTTTGTAGTCCTAGTACGTTTACAGGATTTTTAATGTCACCATTTATGGCTGCAGCACCACATTGTCAAGCATTGCGATGGGCTATTTATAATGGAGGAAATAATATTGTTTCTATGTGGTTGATACTAGGTATGTGGTTAATGAGTTATTTTCCTTTATTTCAAAAAACAGAAAAGGTAGAAAAAGAAGAATAAAGCAACGGTATAAATTTAATTTATTCGTTGGTTAAAACCATTTAAATACCTTGACAAAGGTATGAACAGCAACACCAAATACTATAAGACTTTATTTAATAACCAATTTTGCAAAATTGGTTCCACCTTTTTCAAATTCTTTTTTTTGCGCAACTTTTTATAAAAGTTGCTAGGTAGCATACATGAGACCTGCATTTCCTCCAACAAATACTACCATATTTATTCGTTCTTCTATAATGTATAAATTATAATTGTATTCGTAAATTCTCCATGTAGGTTTATTTATTCCTACTATTTCATTTGATTCTGGATCACATATTGTCAATACTTGTGCAAGAGGGTCTAGCGCAGGAATAACAGTCGTAAATTCCAATTGTACATGTGTAAAACGGTTCATATTAATGGCTCCAGAAGGTTGCATGTCATAAGGTGATGTATTTAAACAAAAATTATAACAATATAATCCTTCCGGAGCGGCACCTGCAGTTCTAGTGTATTTTTCAATAAAGTTAAATACACCAGCAGGTAAAAAATTCTCTCGATACTGACCATCTAGTAGTATACCCATACCAACTAATATTTCTTTTATATTTTGCATAGTAAATGTACCAGATGTCATATAACCTGTTAATGTTCCGTCTGGGTTAACACCTGGACCAATAGTTGTCCCATTACTTAACATATATGTTCCATAAGTTGACGCAGGTAGTACATCTGAAGGCAAGTAATTATATGGCCAATTGGTATAATTGGTCCATTCATTTCGCAAATTAGCATCACTTCTTTGAAAATAAAACATCCAACTTGATATTAGTCCAATGGAGTCTAAGTCTACTTTATTAGGCCCAGTTACATTATAATAGACTTTTTCATTGACTTGTTTAAATAAATATTTTTGCTCATTTTTTGCAAAAATTTGCGATTCCTCATTGGAGAGAAAACAATAGGTTGACATTAAGTGAATGTCTGGAAACCAAATACTTCGTTGATCTAAATAGGAAGTAATACCCAAAGTAGTGTCAGGAGGGGTTTGTAAAAAACGATACATTTGATTTTGAAATTGATTGAAATTAGGTGCCACATATGGATATTTATTGATAGAATCAAAAACATCTCTTATTTTAAATAGTTCGCCAATAGGTCGAAAAGTGACATAAATTTGCAATTCATTGTATTGCAATGATACCAAAGGAAACGCCATTTGAGTTTTTAATGAAAACCATGAACCTAAAGGAATATATAATTGCCTTCCTCGAATAGAAGGTTCAGCCCCTGCTAGATTTTCTGTAAAATAAGCGTTTGGATAAGAATTGACACGACTATTTGCATTTGCTGGGTCAACTAATTCAGGAACATGTCCAATCATTTCGTCAAATAGTTTCAATTTTTCTGCATTAAAATCTCTACGCGCCATATTCAAAATGTAAGAACCAGAATATTCTTGTAATTTTTGATTACCACAGTTGATTGTTATATTGGCAATCATCATTGCACCAATATAGTCAATCCATTTGAATTCATAGGGTGCCCAATCCGTATAAGATGTAGTTCCGTCTGTATTAGTGTATTCTTGTGGCGGTAAAATAGGGCTCCATATCGAAGGTAAATTGACTACTATATAGGTATCCATTAATAAATCCGCGTATCTTGGCACTTTAAACTGAAAAGTGGAAGTTTCTGATAAACGCAAGGAAGTCGAACCCTCAAAATCAATCCGAAATTTTTGTAAACCAAAATTAGTATATTTTAGATAGGCTGCTTTCCAGAAAGTTTTTGAAGGATTTCCATTTAATATTACATTTTGTTGACCGCTTGATACTAAATTTAATAAACCACCAGCCATATTTTTTACTTTATATATATATTTGATTTTAAATTATAATATTTTGTTTTATGATAATAATATTATAATTTATTTTTTGGTTGATCGCTTACTCTTTCTACGTCCTCCTCTTCTGTGGCTTTTTCTGTGGCTTTTTCTGTGGCTTTTTCTACGAGCTTTTCTACTTCTTCGACGTTTCATAGTTTTTCTGTAACCTTTACCACCTTCTTTACCGTCGTTATTTTCTTGGTTATTGGTAATGAGACCATTTTTTTTATTTTCACTAGTATTCATACGAGTTAATGCGCGGTCTTCTAAACCTTCTCCTTCTATGATAGTTTTGTATTGATAGTCACGAGCAAGTTGATTAGATAATTGTATATTTTTTGAAATATAATCATCTAAACTGTCGTATTCATCACCGTTTATAGTCATTGGAAACTGTTCACTTAATGTATCAGTTAAATTATTTTCTTTATATTTTTTAAATAAATATTGACGTACATCTCTTAACCACTCAATATTACCACTATATTTTTTGAAGGATGTTTCGCCTACATTATCTATTGCCGATTGTAGTAACATGTTAACATAATCCAGTTGTTCTTGTGGGGTTGCCATTTCAGTTTCACAACAATATTTTCCGTCAGTATATTTCGGATATTGGTCTGGGTTACAACCTAAAGTTCCTGGTTTTGTCATATTAGATATGTATTTTGGAAATGGAAGTTCATTTTTACCAAATTGTACATTTGGACCAGGAACACAATTCTTTTGACTACTTATAGTTTCTTCATTAAAATGCAATGAACGTGCAGACATTGGATTTAATAAAGGTGGTGGTGGCGGTATATCTGAAAATTCTGCCATATATGTATATATATACAGTTATTTATTTTTACAAATTTGAAATAAAATATATATATTTTTTAAATAATATTATATATTAAGTATGATACATTCAAAAATAAATACATTAGGTTCTAAATTAAGTTTACTTTATAATATGCATGAAGATTTTGCTTCTTTTTTGATTTTAGCACTTATAATAATAATTATTATTGCATACATTTCATATTCTATTTATATGACGCAACTTGAATCAAAAGAGTGCAACTATTTAAATACATTGTATCCTTCTATAGATGGCAATATCAAATCAATTTCGCCGACTATAAGCGACTGTAGTGGTAATTTATATGATTATTATATAAAAACAGCTTTTAATGCTTGTAGTGGTGGAAGTTATAAAAATGATTTTGTAGATATTTG